AAACTCAGTTGAAAGGTCTTGATCTTCGTATGTGGGGATTAGGTGTTTTAATTATAGGAGCTGCGGTAGCGCAGAAATTATTATGATAACAAGTAAAGTAAAAACAGGACCAAAACCATCTAAATTAAACGTAACTTATTTTAAGAATGGTGGAGCTGCTTCTAAAAAATCAAAAGGCAGTAAGATATGTCCCGCTGGTAAGGCGTGGGCTAAAAGAACTTTTGATACATACCCTAGTGCTTATGCAAATATGGCTGCTTCAAAATATTGTAAAGATCCTAACTATGCAAAGGGCGCAAAAGGTAAAAAGTAATGGGTGCACTTAAAGATTGGGTAAAACAAGACTGGGTTCGCATAGGAACTGATGGGAAAATCAAGGGAAAATGTGGGACCTCTAAGGATAAGAAGAACCCTGACAGATGTTTACCACGATCAAAGGCAAACAGTTTATCTCAATCTGAAAGAGCTTCTACAGCTAGGAAGAAAAAGAAAGAGGGTGCAAAAGGCAAGACCGTTGTAGGAAATACGCCAGCTGCCAAGGTAAAAAAAATGAAATTGGGTGGTGTTGTTGCGAAAGGTTGTGGAGCGGTTATGTCAGATAGGCGAAAAAAGACAAAGGGTTCTGTAACCCGATTAACATAAGGATTTAATATGACAACATCTAATTCTATTAACTTCGAGATCGATGCAGCTGAATACATAGAAGAAGCGTATGAAAGATGTGGTTTAGAAGTAAGAACAGGTTATGATTTAACCACAGCTAGACGATCTTTAAACTTAATGTTTACAGAATGGGCTAACAGGGGCTTAAATCAATGGACTATTACTCAAAGAACACAAGCGATTACGTCTGGAGATCGTGAATACAACTTAGGAACGGATGTCATTGACATACTTAATCTTGTTGTGAGGCGTTCTGGTACGGACTTTTCTATGACAAGGGTTAGTCGATCAGACGATCTAGCTATACCAAACAAAGCTACTACAGGCCGACCTACACAGTTTTTTCTTGATAGACAAATTACACCTAACTTAAAAGTATGGCCAACACCTGAGAATAGTACGGATGTTATTCACTATGATGCTTTGACACGGATAGAAGACGTTGATTCTCAAGTTAATACTATGGATGTTCCGTTTAGATTTTATCCTTGTTTGTCGGCAGGATTGGCATATTATCTCTCACTAAAGAAAGCTCCACAAAGAACTCAAATGCTAAAAGCCATATATGAAGAAGAGTTTGAGAGAGCTATGGGAGAAGATAGGGACAGGTCCAGCTTTACTGTAAGCCCACAATACGCGTATTTAAGGTCTAACTGATGCCTAGATTTGCCACAGGTAAAAACGCCTACGGCATATCTGATAGATCAGGTATGAAATACAGGCATCGTGATTTAAAGAAAGAATGGAATGGTTCTTTAGTTGGTCCTGATGAGTTTGAGGCTAAACACCCTCAGTTAGGACCGTTTAGAACCGTTGCAGATCCAGAAGCTATTAAAGATGCGCGCCCTAGTCGAACAGAAAACCCTGTAGAGGTTCTTTTAGTCTTAAACCCATTTACATCAAGCACGTCAGGATCAGGCGTTATAACAGTACGAGAGTTTGGACATGGTAGGTCTAGTAGCGATACGGTAAGGTTTAGAAGCCTGTATGGTTTTGATGGTTTTACTAAAGCAGTTTTGGAGCAGTCCGCGGGTTACAGCATAACGGTTGTCACCACGGACACATATACATTTACAGCTAACGGAGAAACCGCTACAATAGGAGGTATTGTAGGAGGCGGTAGTCGAGCTACAGCAGGACCAACAACGGTGAGTGCATGATATGAGTTTTACTTTAGCAACATTAAAATCAGCTATACAAGATTATGCAGATAATGCTGAAACGTCTTTTGTTACTAATTTACCTAATTTTATCAAAGCATCTGAAGAAAAAATTTTTAAAAGTATTGATTTAGATATATTTAGAAAAAACGTAACGAGTGCTTTGACATCTTCTGATCCTTTTCTAACGGTGCCCGCAGATTACTTAGCTTCTTTTTCTTTACAGATAACAACATCAGGCTCTGAGAGTTACTTATTACAGAAAGATGTAAGTTATTTAAGAGAGTACACTCCTGCTTCCAGCACAACAGCTTTACCTAAATATTATGCAAGATTTGATCAAACTAACTTTATGATCGCCCCGACACCTGACAGTAATTATACAATAGAACTGCACTATTACTTTAGACCCGATAGTTTGACCGCAGGTGCTGACAGTGGTACAACGTGGATTAGTACAAATGCTCCTTTTGCTTTACTATATGGGTCTTTGGTAGAGGCCTATTTTTATATGAAGGGAGAAGCGGATGTTTTGGCTCAGTATGAAAAGAACTTTGCTTTTTACATGGAGAGACTAAAAGATTTAGGCGAAGCAAGAGAAAACACAGACGCAAACAGAGTTGGTTTACCCGCTCGACCAAGAACTTAGGAGTAAAAAATGGCAACAGCAAATGCAGCAACCAATTATCTAGAGAGAAGATTACTACACTTTTTGTTTAAGAATAACTCTCTTAGTTTGTCCTCTCCTGGGGATAGTATTTATGTAGGACTTGCAACGGCAGTAAGTGCAGCGGAAACTGGATCAGTAACAGAAGCAAACTTTACAAACTATGCCAGACAACAAGTTACAGCAGCGAACTGGACAACCATAGGTGCAGATTCAACAGACACGCAGACTGCAATCAATGCAGCTAATATCGAGTTCCCAGCTTCTGGGGGTGGTGGTACAGATACAGTAACACATGTTTTTATAGCAGACGCATCTAGTAGTGGTAACATACTTTTTGTAGGAGCTTTGGATGCAAGTAAGGCAATAGCAAGTGGTGATATATTTAGAATTAATGCAGGGAATCTAACAATAGAGTTGAAGTAATGGCATTAGTAATATCGGATAGAATAAAGGAGTCATCGACCACAACTGGCACTGGTACATTAACACTAGGTGGTGCTGTTACTGGTTTTGAAACCTTTACCGCTAATTTAAGTAACGGGGATACGACTTATTATTGTTGTACTGATAACACAGACTTTGAAGTTGGTTTAGGTACATTTACATCATCTGGTACTACACTTGCTAGAACAACAATACTTGCTAGTTCTAATTCTAATAATGCTGTTAATTGGAGTTCTGGCACAAGAACTGTGTTTTGTACTTTACCTGCTGCTAAAACTGTTTTTTTAGATGCTAGTGGTAATACATCAGTAAGTGGTTCAGTAACTGCTGGTAGTTTTGTTATTGGTTCAGCAGACATAAATGAGAATGATCTTGAGTCTATAGATGGTATAACAGCAGGAACTGTAGCTGCCTCAAAAGCTGCGGTTGTAGATACTAACAAAGATATAACTGGTTTTAGAAATGTAACACTAACTGGTGAGTTAGATGCAGGAAGTTTAGATGTGTCGGGGGATGCCGATATAGATGGTACAACAAACTTAGATATTGTTGATATAGATGGTGCCGTTAGTATTGATGCTGCAACAACTATAGGCACTAATAATAAAATACAATTTAGAGATACTGCCTTATATATAAACTCGTCTACCGATGGACAGTTAGACTTAGTTGCCGATACAGAAATACAGATCGCTGCAACAACGATTGATATAAATGGTAATGTGCTTCTTAGTGCAGATTTATCTGTAGGAGATGATCTTACTGTCGAAGGCGGTGTTATTGATCTTAAAACAAATAGTGGTGCTGTTGCTAAACTAAAATTTTATTGTGAGTCTGGTAATGCACATGCCCAAACATTACAAGCACAACCACATTCAGCTGGAGCATCAGATGTATTGACATTGCCTACTGGTGGTAATTCAACTTTGATATCCAGGATATCCACAGATACATTAACAAACAAAACATTAACAAGTCCTAAAATTAATGAAGATGTAGCGGTGACATCTACGGCAACAGAAATAAATCTTCTTGATGGTGTAACGGCTACCACTGCCGAGTTAAATATTTTAGATGGTGTTACGTCTACTGCGGCAGAGCTAAATGCACTAGATGGAATAACAGCCGTGGTCGGTGAACTTAATTCCTTAGACTTAGGGTCAACTGCCGTTGGTACAGCTATAGCATCTAAGGCAGTTATACTTGATTCCAATAAAGACTACACAGGTTTTAGAAATATTACGTTAAGTGGAGAACTAGATGCTGGTTCTTTGGATGTGTCTGGAGATGCAGATATAGAC